CTGGGTAGCTAATGCAGACACTGTTACCGGTGTGGCAGGAGCTTTTGCTAGCTTATCAATAGGTGACTGGGTTAAGAAGACAACTGATGATGATACATTCTATGTTCAAGTATCAGCCTTTAGTACTGGTGTTGCAGCAACAGCTGTTTCAATTACTTTGGCTAATAATTATGGTGGCGTTACAGCTACAACTGTGGGTCACTTCTTAGATCAGAATTCAAATATTGGATCTGGTGTATACTTAAATGATACAAGAGATGTTAGATTCCTTGAAGGTGATTCAGTTAGAGTTAACGATTCAATCTTCATTACTGAAAATACAACAGCTAATTGGTTTGAAGTTACTAACTCTGGAACATTTGCTATAAATGCTCTCGGAACAAATGCTGTTGATGGTAGAATATTCTTAAGAGTAGAAAATGGAGCTGGTATTGCTGAAACAACAGTAAATCAAGGTATCACAAGTACTAAGTTTTCTATAACAGAACATGATGATAATAAATTTGAAACTATAAAGCAAATAGCTAACGTAGCTATTGATGAGTTCAATTCAGATAGACGTACCGTTTATCTAACTCCTGGTAATAGATCTTATAAATGGGGTCAAACAAATGTTACTTCTATCTCAGCTTTAGGTAAAATAGGATATAGTGAAGATATTGTAACTGGTGTTGATGGTTACTTGTATTATACAGGACTACTTAGAAAGGTTCAAAGAATCATTGATGGTTATGAACCAGATCCAACTAACTTCCCAGGTAGGAAAGCTGTTGGTAGTTTAATTGAGGTTTTACCTCCGTTACCAAGAAGAGTTACTGCTGCTATAGATGTTACTACTCAAGACGGTATTAACTTAAGTGAGATCAGTGATGAAATTACTTCGGTTATTATTAACTATATCTCTGATTTAGGTGTTGGTAAAGATGTTATCTTATCTGACATAATTGTAAGAGTTAAGAATATTGATGGTGTTGCTGCTGTAACATTTATTACTCCGGTTGCTGCTACAGAGCGTATTGCAATCTCAAGTGATGAAAAAGCATTCATTGAAGCGAATGATATTAGTATAGCATAAGGATTAGAATGGCTGACGCAAAAGGCAAGATAGATAACTTACATGATCAAATGCCAGCGGTATTTGATACTCGTAATAATGTAAATTGGAAAGCACTGATTGAATCAATTGGTGGACAAGATCAAGCTACTATTGACTTAATTGAAAGTGTTAGAGCTCAGTTCTTTATTAAGACTGCATCTAGACCTTATATTGATAGATTAGGTACAGCTAGCTTAGTACAAAGACCTCAGTTTGTAGGTATGGATGATCCTACTTTTAGACAGTTCATTCCTGTAATGTCATATAATCCTAAACAAGTAAAGTTAGTTCTAGATCAACTTCTAGATCTCTTCTTCTTTAAAGATTCAACTACTTCTTTTATCTCTTCAAGTCAAGCTAGTCCTTTTACTCTAGCTGATGGATGGGAATTAGAATATGATGTAGATGATTTCACTACTGAAAGAATTGAGTTCAGAGCTGATGAATTTACTGATATTTCAAATGCTACAGCCAACGAAGTTGTTGCAGCCATAAATAGACAAACATCTAACTCATATGCTATTGCATTTGAAGATAGTATTACTAAAGCAATATACATAAGAATTTTTACTAATACTATTGGAGCTAAAGGCTCTATTGAGATAACTGGTGGTAGAGCTAACATTGGTCTACAATTTGAAGGTTTCAATACTGAAGCTGGTCAAGGTGGTAACTCTGAATTTACAATATCTAAGATTGGTGATACCGTTACAATGGTATATACTGGAACAGGAAATTCTCCTGGTATAGATAAATTAACTGCTGGTGATATAGTAATTATAGCTAGAACTGGTAATATAGGATCTTTTGTTATAGAGACAGTCGATCCAAGTACAGATACTATTACTTATAAAAATCTACTTGCAACTGATGAGACTTTTACTCAAACTGCTGTAGATGATGTAAAATATATGACTCCATTTAAAGCTAAAGTATATCTTAAGGATAGAAGAGCTATAGTGTGGGAAGTTCAAGCTGGTGAAGTTGTTGTTGAAATGCCACCTTCTCCTCCGGTTGTAAAGCGTAATAGAAGTGGTGCTGCTCATGTTAATGGTATTGATTCTACTATAGTTACAGTAGGTACAAATACTATCGATTTAACTGACTTTTCAATTTAATAGTAAACTTAGTAGTGACAAACCAATATATACTTATACAGGTAAGACTGGTAATCAATTAACTGGAGTTACTCCAACTTTACCATTAGCCTCCTCTACTAATACATTTAACTTAGTATCGGCTGATAGAGATGCAGCTAACTTACTTACAGTAACAACTACTGCTGCTCATAACTATACAGTAGGTAATTATGCCATTATAGATAGCGCTACTCAAGGTGGAGTTGGTGGACTAAGCACTAATGGTTCTTGGCTTATAACAGCTATTAACTCAACTACAGAATTTGAGTGTTATTCATTCTCTGGACCACTTGGAACTGAAACTTCTACTGGAGGAACAGTTAGAGTTGAGAGAGCTGGAGTAGCAAATGGTGGACGAGCTATTCTAAGATCAGCTCAAATTGATCCAAGACTAAAAGGTCCTTATTTGTGGGATAAAAATTCAGATTTTGTACTTTCCTCACTTACAGCTGATTTAACAACTGAAGTTAAGGCTGGTACAACTCAAAGAAATATACAAGTTACATCAAATGATATCCCCAATGAACAAGGAAGATTAATCTTTGACTTTGGTACTGAAAAACAAGAAGGACCAGTTCGTTACTTCTTTAAACCCAGTGACTCATCTATAGCACTAGATCCATCTTATGTCTTTGAGTATACTCATGATGTAGGTTCTGCTGTTACTATGATACGTAGACGTGGTGGGATAGAATTTGGCGGTTTGGGAGCTGAGGTTGCTCCATATATTACAGATCCAGCTGCTGCTAGAATAGTATTACAGGATCTTATGCAAGAATTAAAGTCAGTTGGTATCTTTATCAACTTTCTAGTTAGATATCCAGAATTCTTTTATGCGACTATAGATACGTATAAGTCTGGTATTGATCCAGGCTAATAGTAAGTCTGGTATAATTTAGGTAATGTCTAATATCATTAGAAGGAACAATAAATGGCAGTTTTAGGACGATTATTAGTATCAAGTGCAGAGCGTCTTGATCTACCAGATTTTCTTAGTGTAGATTCATATACACAAGGCGATTTCAAATACTTAATAAGTTCATTTGTAGGTGGAGATTCATCTTATATTTTAAGAGGCTTTGATGTAATCAACCCAGGTGCTGCTATTGGTACACAAAATATATCAGTAAGAGTGGCAGACTCAATAGCTTATTACCCAGGTTCTTTATCTGGACCATTTTTTCATGGCCTTGAAGAAGGTAATGCATTAGCTGATCCTCTAGTTCCCGAATTAAGAAAAAACTCAACAAATTATGTATATTTAACACTAACCACTACCGAAGCAGCTAAAGATACGCGTGCTTTCTGGGATCCAGATAAAGAGGGTGGAGTTGGTGGAGAGTTTACTCAAGATGTAAATACTCAAACTGCTCTTTCAGTAGCTATTAATGTATCAGTTTCAGCATTCCCAGAGAATACTGTTCCTGTATGTAAAGTAGTAGTTGGAGCTAACTTCATTGATAGTATCGAAGATGCTAGAGAAATGATGTTCAGACTAGGTACTGGTGGACTTAATCCAAATCCTTTATCTACATATGCTTTTAGAAATAACCCAAGTGCTAGTTACTCTAGAAGTGAACCAAATACACTTATGTCAAATGCATTGGATCCTAACTCATTTCAAGGTGGAGATAAAAACATTCAAACACTAAAAGAGTGGATGGATGTAGTAATGACTAAGTTGCTAGAACTAAGTGGTACCACTTACTGGTATGAAGACACTGCTAGCTTCTCATTAATTAACATGTTTAAAGATGTACTAGCTACATCTATCAAATCTAAAGGTCAATGGCAAAGTTCAGCTGTTACCGTTGGAAAGCTTACGTGGACTGAAGATATTGTAGTCCAATCTATTGTAGATAATAAAGATATAATGATTAGAGCAGGAAATAAGACTCTTGCTAATAATCAAGTCATGTACTTCGATCAAAATCGTGGTGATGAGATCAATACTGGTTCTATAGCTGTTGAATGGTTTAACGGTGCCAACTATACTAATGGTACCTTAGGTTCATATGAAAGTTTAACTAAAGGTGACTGGATCAAGAAAGCAGATGATCCTGACTATAGATATTTAAGAGTAGAAGAATTTTATGCTGCTGCGAATTTAGGTGGTGGAGTAACATCGGCTGCTAATGCACTATCTATAAAGCTTAGTGCTGTTTATGGTGGTATCTCAGAAAGTAAACAAAGTGTATATGTTCAAGGTGAATATCTTACATCTGATGTAATTATTGGTAATAGAGATGATTCTCTATTAACTGATGCTGGTGGTGATTTATACTGGCTAGCAATGAGATCAGATACTATCATAGATATATCAGACATAACAACTACAACTTTATCATTAGATATAACAAACCATGATGGACTTAAAGCTTTAGTAACTTCTGCTGCTCACGGTTTAGCAGATGGACAACAAATAACAATTGCTGGATCTACTAACTTTGACGGAACTTACTCTGTTTCAGTAGAAACAGCCAATACATTCTATATAGATTTAGTAGCTGGACCTCATGCTGATGAATTAAGTGAAGCTGGTTACTTTGCTACAATTACTACAGCAGCTAGAAGTACAGACAATGGTCTTCAATTAGAATCTGCAACTCACGGTTTAACAACAAACCAAAGAGTTGTAATGTCAGGTACTACTAATTACAACGGTGACTTCCAAGTATTTCCTACAGGAACTAACTTGTATACGATTCCAGTTGCTTCTGCAATTGCAAATGAATCTGCTGGTGAAAGTGCTATAGTTAATATATATGTAAGAACAGATCTTGGTCCTACTAAGTTAGAAAGAGGCGAGAACAAATCTATTGGTGAACTTGAAAGTGCAAATTTGATGTCGTTCATAGGAATGGATAATGATGCTCAAACTAATCCTAACTATTATATAGCTCCAAATTACAATACAAAAGATGCTAGTGAAGATTACAATGCTAGTGCAACAGATAGCTTAACTCAAAGAGCAAGTAAATTAACAGCTATGATGGCTGATAAAGCTCAGGATAAAACCGTTGAGTTAGTATCAGATCATACTGTAGTAAATAATACGACAAATGCAGCTGCACAAGATATTACTATAACTGGTGGATCTGGAACAGCAACAGTTATAATGTCAAGTTCTGAAGACAATGGTACTATCGGTACTGGCGGTACAGTAAGTCTTAATGTAAATCAAGCAGCTTATTATACAGTTGATAGAAATGCAACATTTAGTTTTGCAACTTTAGCAAACCTAACAGTAGTTGATACAGCCGATGTACCTCTTGATGAGAATGTGTTTGTATTTGCTTATAGATTAGCAGGAACAACTGTTCATCTTTGGAACGGTCAAGTTTTAGGTGTTGGTTCTTCAATAGCCTTATCTGTTCTAAGAGAAATTGTTCAAGAAAATAATACATTAAAGTTAACTAAAGGTGGAACTTGGGCTTGGGACTTAGCTACAGACACTTTAACTAACTCAGCCATAGCTCATGTTCAAATTGCAGGATTAGCTGATACGGTAAATGATGTTGCAGCTCAGAGTATAGTTTTAGATGCTGATGGAAAAGTTGCTTATGTTCAAGTTAAAAGAACTGCAGGTGCTTCTACTCTAACTGTTAATACAGTTGATATTGCTGCCTTAACTCTTACAGATGATATCACTATCATTGCAAGAAGAGTTGGCGACGAAGTTGTAGTAGGTACGAACTCTACTAGAATCAAAGATGCTGAATCTGCAAGTTTAGACGGTATGCGTTCAAACTTTAGCAATCAAGATCACAACAAAAAATTAATTGGTGGTGGAACTTGGAGCGTAGCTTCTAATGTACTAACATTATCTGCCAATGCTTATATACAAATTCCTGGACTAACTGATACAGACAATACAATATCAGCACAATCTATAACTATGACAAACGCAACAGATGTTGCTCATGTAACTGTTAATAGAAAAACCGGTGGTGGTGCTTTAACTGTAACTGTAGGAAACATTAATGCTGTAGATGATACTAATGATGATCTAGTTATTATAGCAAGAAGAAGCGGTAGTGATATTATAGTTGGTACTTCTTCATTCGCACTTAAAGATGAAGAGTTCTTAGAGCTAGATGGTGCTTTAGCAGAAGTAAATAGATATCACGGTCAACTGGCAGTTAAACCAGAAACTACAATTTCAAACAGAGTAAGAATCTCTGGTTCAGATATTGCAAAATTAAGTGGTGCTCAATTAAGTTTAGAGCAAAAGAACTTACTATTAACTTTTGATGGTGCGGTAATAAACTTTGAAACTGGAGCAATCTACGAATCAGATGGATCTACACCTTTCTTAGGTGGAGCTAATGATTTTACTCCTTTTGCAATCGGTTCAAATGAATACTTTTATTACTCTGTATCTATACTTCCAAATGCTACACAAGCAGATAATACAATCGATGGACAAGTCCTAGTTATTCCTGCTTCAGCTTCAAATGTTGCTTCAGCGAATGCTCCAAAAGCGGCATTCCCTTCATCAGGATTAAAATTGGCAAATATTTTAGTTCAAGAAGATGGTGCTGCTGGATTATTAGA